CCTATTGTGCGTCCGTTGAACTCTCTGGAGACTGTAGGACGTTCTGTAGGGGCAGACTCAACTTTAAAGTAAGCAGTGTCGTTGTAGACAATGTTGAAGTTTCTGATTTGTAGGTTGGCAATGGTAATAGCTTTGTTATCTTGCTTTAGTACAGGTTCTGAGAACTTGTAGGTAAAGGTATAAGGGATACCACCATAGACTCTATCTCCATTAGAGACCCTTGTAGCAGCAACTGACGCTGTTAACTGGACGCCATCCGTATCCACATAGATAGTAGTGGCGTCAGTGTAAGGCGCACCTGAAGCTGTTAGCTGGAAGCGTCTGTCAAGAAGAACTGCGCCACCCCCATAGTTACTAAGGGAGTTTGTATAACTCATGTAGGCACTTGCGGAGTCATTAGATAGACTTAAAGATTCTAGGTAGAGTCCATCGGAATACTCAACGATCAGTTTAATAGTAGAACCATTGAAGGCTACGGACTTCACCTCACCGGAGAACGTCCATTCTGACCAAGCTGATTGTAACTTCTCTTCACCTCGCCAGTAATAACGATAAACAAACACAGAATTAGGTTTATCAGCACTAAGTACCAGGAGCATGTCTTCATTAGAAGAGGCGGCTAGGCCTGTTACGGTTCCCTCTAGGTAGGTAGGAGTGTGGGCTGAGACATCTGCGGCATCATTGGTTTCACTTGAGGAATCCACATAATACTCTCGGATACCTGACCACTTACCTTTGGAATAACCAAAGAACACGTAACGCCCAGCACCTACTGGCTTTGCAGTTAGGTCAGCCTCAAAGTTTGTTGATACATCTATGTGGATGGTATCAGGTGTCAGGAGTTCAGAGGCGGTCAGCATGAACTGTGTTAGATCAGAGAAGATCAGGAGTGATTCATTAAAGGGTATAGCGTGTTTAAGAATACTGATCTGGTTGTTAGATACTGCTACATCTATTGGATTAGAGTCCAAGGCAGCTAGTACGGTCTTAGGGTAAAAGTTATAGAACTCCCCTGCCTCGCTAAAGATAACATTCTCATCTGCCAGAAAGCCTAAGCGGTTTCGGTGGAAGAATATGTCATTAATCTTAAAGCCAATTAAAGAGGGGCTAGGGTTTGTGTCCTCATCCCCTGCCTTACGGTCATCCCACTCAATAGGGGTAAAGGTAAATGTACCATCAGTGTTCTTGATCAACCTGTGGGGCATCGTTAGCTTGTCTAAACGGTTCTTAAGGGCATTACCATCAGCACCTAGCTCACCGACAGTTTCCTTCCAAATAAGCTCATTATTATTGTTGTCATTCTTGGTTAGGTGTACAAAGTGGTCATCCTGCTTCTTCTCATTGGAACCGCTTACCATGATCTTAAAGCCCTCCTTACCTTTTCGGGGGAGGTTCTTAAAGTCTATGGTTTGGCCTTTAAAACTGAACAAGAAGCGATCACCAGCACCATCAGAGCTAGTAATCTCAAAGTCCGACCCATCAGTACGCTTAACGTAGACTGTGGAGCCGATGAGTTCTTTGGTATAGGCCGCACTTAAGCTTAAATTGTTATATAACTGGGTGGCTATATAATCTGTAGCTATCTCAGCGGAGTGGCTGGACACACTGCCATCAGGGGTAGTGTATGTAGCTGTAGTTCCCCCCACCTCAATCGTATAGGTAAGACCATAGTCAGCCTGGCGTACATAAAACATACATTCAGGAGGTCTTAAGGTACTGGTGTAAGAGTCTAAAGCTACTGTCTTTTGTTTGTTGACAATGAAGGTTGAATCACCTACTGAAATAGCACTTAACTGTGTAGCATAGTTAGTAATACCTGTCAGGTAGGTAGGTAAAGTAGTTATAGCTGTGCCATTTTCATCTTTAACTGTCTTTGCTGTACCAGCACTATCAAATACTTTTATACCTGATGATGTGATAATTGCAGTGTAATCTTCAGTACTTGAGTACTTGATAGGGTGTATTAAGGCGTTAGATGCTGTAGATACCCCAGAGAGTTTGGCAATATGTTCCGAACAAGCCCGTTTTTCAAGCCCACGCGTTACAGAACTCAGGCCGTTGACCTGTACCTCTGCCTGTGATGGTTGTCTTAGGCTAGGGGGTTGCTGTGAGATACCATTAAGGAGGTTAGGTATGGAGCTTGAAATTAATGACATAATTTACACCACCACCTTTGAACCCACACTCCGATCAACTACGGAATAGGTCTCATAATTGTCAAATATGTTGTAATCCTGAACCTCTGCCTCTGCTTGTTGGAGGTCAGCCCAGGCTGTAATTTCATCATCTTGTTGAAACCCATGAAGGGTGTCCGAACCAAGAGTACGATCTTGGAAGATTCTAGCAGCACGTACTGTAATAAAACGTCTGGCTGTCTCAGGGAGATCTTCAAAATCTAAGAGAACCACAATGTCCACCTCTATGGTGTCATCAATGGCAAAAGTATTCTTTACGCGGTCATAGAGCTTGTTGCCCCGTTGAACCAAATCAGATGTAGAAGACATGCGTAGTGATGTCATATCCACATGCAGACAGTTTGTGGGTAGTGCAACTTCTCCTGCTAAATCAGGACTGAGCTTAAATTCAAGGTCAGTGTTGAATGACCAGCCTCTGGATTGTGTAGAACGGCTGATGTTATCCACTATCTGCTCTGCGAGGGTTGCTTCAACCAGCCCTGAGTTCAGAGTGTTGATCGGAGATTCCCCGATTGCCGACAGCAGTGTATTTACCGCCTCCAGCTTCGTAGTTGGAGTCATATGTTTCCCTCACTAAAAAAAAGGAGGCCCGAAAGCCCCCTTATGTTGGTTTGCTTAAACCTTGCTAATAGCAATAGCGCAAGCAGGACGCAGGGCGTTGTGACCCATAGCGTATTTGGCGACCATTAAGGTGCCTTGACGTTCAATCTGATACTCAGACTCAACACCTAGATCCAATAACTTAACAGTTGCAGCAGCATCTTCGGTGAAGATCATACCCAGCAACTTGCTGTAGTCAGCACGATACGCAGCGGTACGTGTGGAGGTGATGGGTTCTACATCAGTAGAACTTGAGGATTGGTTGGACTGAGGGATGTGGTTAGACATCATGATGTTTACACCACCAACTTGTGGTACAACACCACCAGACACGGAACCATTACCACCTACGTCTTTGTTCAACCAAGTGGCTGAAGTAACGTCTGAGGCGTTCAGCAAAGCGTAATACTGAGCAGGAGCTAGTACAACGGTCTTCTGACCAGTTACGTCTTTCTTGTCGAACTCTTCCAGAGAGGCATAGATTGCATCAACAATCTTCTTACCATCTGTGGCATGAGCTGCTGTAGTACCTACAGTAACGTTGGAAGTGTAGACTTCATCGTCAAAAGAGGAACCGAACAAAGAGGCAGCTTGAGTGCTGTTAGTAACGTAAGCGGAACGTGCAATGATACGTGAGATGTTACGGTCAGCTACGTTAGCCAGTGCATTACCAGCTTCTTTGGAGTAGATGGAGCGAACATCGTAGTGGTTCATTGCTTCGTCAATGTTACTGATGAACTGAGTAGAGATCAGCAAGTCATCAACGGTTACAATGCGTTCTGCATGTTTGATCTTATCTGCTTCAATCATGCTACCAGGAGTATGATACTTAGCAGTACCTACACCAACCAGAGGGAAAGTCGCAGACTTACCACCAGAGATAGTGCGGGTGCGGTGCAACGGCATAAAGACGTTACGCTCTTCAAATGCAGTCAGAACTTCACCTGCGTACAGTTTGAGGAATAACGAGCGATCATCACCCGTTGCGTTAGTTTGGCCCAAACGAGATGGGGCTTGATGTGGCAGAGCCATAATAATGTACCTTCTTAAAGAAAATTAAAGTGTTGTTTTATGTTTCCAGCACTTGTCCTTCCTTTCCCTAAGATTGTCCTCCGCAGAGGGTCAGAGATACTTGGTTTTGGAACTTTGCTTTTGGAATAAAAAAGGCTCCCTAAGGAGCCGTATAAATGTTGCGGAGACAGTCCGATCAGAAGACGCTGCTACGCTGTAGTTTCACAGCTACTTCTTGTCGGTATGCGGGATCAGTGCTGTACCTTGGGTCACGCATTGCTGCGGTGAGTTGGGCGGCAGACTCAAAGACCCCACCCGCTTTCGTATTGGTTGTACCCCTAACCAGAGTGGGTTCACTCCCGTTAGCGGAACGGTACTGCGCTGATAGTCCCTGGATAGCCATATGGACTGTCTCTTTGTTGCCACTATTAACAGCCCTGTTGAAGGTGCTAATAGCCGCATCAGGTAGATTATCAGCAGCCCAAGTAACCATTTCAGTGTATTGGTCTTGTCCTCCAACCAAACCAAAGGCTTCACTTTGCATCTGTGTTGCCACAGCCGCTTGGCCTTGGATAAATTGATTGGTAAGGTCTCGACTAATACCAGCTTTCTCTAGTTGCTTGTAGGCTTGATCTGATAATTTACCTTTCTTGGCGAACTCTTGGGACAATTTATCAAAATTAATTCCCCGTTTCTCTAACTCTTCTTGAGCTGCTTCCACAGAAGCTACTTCAGGAGGTGGAGTCTCGGATTGCACTTGAACCTTGTCCTTAGGTTGTCCTAATTTTTTCTCTAGTTCTGCGTAGGCATTCGCCATGTCTTCAGCAGAACCGAACTTTTCTGGCAACCACTCAGGGCGATCAGATGTAGGTGGGTTCTCTAAGGCATCAGCCTTGGCAACCATCTCCTCTACATGTTCTTGATTCTCTGCTTGTGGTTCTTCAAATGTATTTAACTGTTCAGCCACTATTACTGTCTCCGTTTTTCATTAGCTATTCAGTTGAAGCTTGTTGATATTGTTCAGCCATGCCTTGGGCAATCTGAGGGCCAGCCTTTTCAGCCATTCCTGCCATAGTTTGCTGTAGCATTGCTTGTTGTTGAGCTTGTTGGGCTGCTTGTTGTTCTTGTGCCTTTTGCTCTGGTGATTTAATTAAACCATTGGTATCAATACCTAGGGACGCTCCAAGGCGGTCAATGTAGTCATCCAGGTTCAGTTCCTGGCGTAAGACTTCTGGGCCTAAGGGTTGTAGATATTGTAACAATTGAGCTAGTTTATTAAGGTCTTGGCCCCGACCTAGCGCTTCCATGCCCGTCACAATCTGAGGCTTCAGACTGTCTTTAGGGAACTTAGGCATCTTACCTTGCTGCTGCATCCGTTGAAGCAGTATAGTCACCATAGGTAATTGGAACTCCTGACTCAATATGGAATACACACCACCAAGGGCTGATTCAAGTTCTTGAGCCATAAAGCGTACTTCTTCCGCTGTCACTCGTTCAGCTTGACGCTGTACTGAAGTGTTCATTAGGAAGGCAAAAGATAAGCGTTCACTGATCTTTTGGGCTGCATCAGACGCTACACGGAAGTCGTTAAACTTCTGTAGTTGTAGGACTGAGACATCATTAGCATCACCTTGGGCAATACCCCCGTTTGGGGTGCTGGCAAGGGTGCGGGGTTTAGTAGTTCCGTTAGGCCTCACTAGGAATAATACCTTAGCGGCTGCTGCGGAACCCTCTACAAGGGCTTTCGTCAGAGCCTCAAGAGACTTAAGATCTCCTAGGAACTCTTCAACATAGCCTCGACCATAACTCTCACCATCCACACGTATCATGCGTAGGGGTAGGAATGGGTTTTGGTCAAAGGTGAATGTACCCTCCGAATCAGGAACAACAAGCCCTTCCACCTCCTGATATATCTCCCACTTTTTACCCTCTACTAGACGGATATGGGTAAATAGATCAAGGTTACGGTAAGGATCGTCCTCAGAACTGTTTAAGACCTCCTGAGTAGCTAAAGGTAGCATCATGGGACTTACGGACTCTTTGGTTAAGATCTCTAAAGTGTTACCCATTGCATCTCGCTGAACGACAAAGCGATCAAGACGGAATACCCGCATACCTCCATCAGGGGACATGTATACCAGGACATTGCCTGATGTGATTAGTTGTTTTAAAGCTTCAAAAACAGGAACTCGGTAAGCGTTTGCTTCTACCTCTTGCATTCCTGCTCGTTCTATTCGTGCCAAGGCTTCCTCTGCCTTACCTCTAGCGTCTGGCCCTGCTAATTCAGCAAGGTCAAAGTCATCAATAGTCAATCTAAAGAATGGGCTGTTGGGAGGTAAAAGGGTCATAAGGAGTTTTGACGCTAAATTATTTACACCCCTGCTTCCTATACTCTGGAAGGGGGTTGCATAATTAGTCGTTCCTGTATGACCCTCTGGAGGCAATAAGGTTGGTATACATAGTTCGGCAGCTTCACGCCCTCGCTCTAAAAAAGGAGAACGTTCAGCTTCTAACTGTGTATATCGTTGCTTGGCTGTGGTGGATGTGTCTGATACCATCGCTCATAGCCTTTTATATGTATAAAATGTTTATTACTTAGGAATGTTTAAACCTGAGTTTCCTGAACCACCTACATTGATACCAAAATTCTTACCATATGTAGGAGGATTTAAAGAACGTAATGAACGCTTCCCTGCCCTGCGTTTATGCTTCTTGATAGCTAATAGGTTGGTTAGTCCCTCAACATCAGCAGGAGGTAAAGCAGGAGCTGGAGGTTTAGCAGGGGTGGTTGTTTCTCCACCTTCAATCAAAGGAGGGGTTATTGTTTCAATATCGTCTTCTTCACCCCAACCCTCAGTATCGGTATCCATATCTACCCAAGAGTCCTCTTCCTCTACTGGGTCTGGAATCTCTAATACTGGCTCAGGGTTGAATACCTCATCTGGGAACTCATTACCGGACTCATCCACTGGTACTATTTCAGTAACAGGGTCAGGTATGTCATCAGTGAGGTCTACTGTAGCAAATTCCTCTTCCTCTACCACTACTGGGTCTGGCTCACCCCAGCCTTCAGTATCTGTATCCATGGCTACTTCTTCCTCAACCTCTACTGGGTCTGGAATCTCTAGCACTGGT